AGACGACTACGATAGGTTGCCCGATCCGATCAAACTCAGTTATACGCGGGCTGAATATCTGTGGCTATCGGATGATGAAAAGGCCGTTTTAGAGCAAAAAGAATGCGAACCGGAATGGTAGGGGGGAATGATGGGGATGATTGATCTGTCCGGGGGGATCCCTGGCGTGGCTGCTCTTGATTACAACATGGCAAAAGAAATGTCGGACATCTTGCACGAAGCATATCCAAGGCATTTGTGGGCCGTCACATGTGAAGGCGATAAAGGGATTGCTACCGTCAGGAACATGGCGCTGTCAGGAGAATGGGGATTTGTGCTCAAACTCAACGAGATTTATACGGCATCAGACTGGAAAAAGAAGATTGTCAGGGCGGGTGGCGAGTTGTTAGAGCGGTTTTGTTTGGATCGATGCGAAGGCAACCAGGACGCCATTGCAGGGCTGAAAAACGACTTCTCAGGTCGGACTATTGGGGATTACTCTAAATGATTGACAATGACAAAGCCTTGAGCCTTGCGCGCGATGCTTATACAGGATCGACAACTTACTTTGACAGTAATATCAGGCAACGGGTTGAGCAGGATATTCGCCGCTTTCAGTCACGATTCCCGTCAGGATCAAAGTATCTAAGTGACGGCTATAAAACCAGATCAAGGATTTTTCGCCCAAAGACAAGGGCAACTATCCGCAAAAACGAAGCAATTGCTGCTGAGGCGTTTTTCTCTACGCTGGACATGGTTAGCATCACGCCTAACGACGAGACAAATCAAATTCAAGTCGCTTCAGCCGATGTTATGTCAGAGCTGATTCAGTATCGACTTACAAAAACGCTCCCTTGGTTCCAGATATGCCTTGGCGGATACCAAGACGCGCAAGTGACGGGCCTGGTAGTGTCGCACCAGTCATGGGAGTACAACGTAAAAAAAGGAAAAGATCAGCCGAAGATTGAGATTATCCCGCTTGAAAATTTCCGTTTTGACCCTGCTGCTCATTGGTTTGACCCGGTAGGCACAAGCCCGTATCTGATTAACCTGATTCCCATGTATGTCAAAGATGTTCAGTCTAGGATGCGATCAGGAAGGTGGAATGAGTATTCGCAAGAGCAAATCACTACGGCTGTAAAGAGTTTCGATACAACCCGCATGGCGAGAGAAGAAAACAGACAAGACTCAACCCAAAACACAACAACGATTACGCCGTACAGCATCGTTTGGGTGCATCAAAACATCATCGAATGGGACGACGAGGATTTAATCTACTACACGCTAGGGACTGAGCTTTTGTTATCTGAGCCAGCGCCATTGAAATCTGAATATGCGCACGGCAAACGGCCTTTTGTAATCGGCAATTGTGTAATTGAAACGCACAAGAGTTACCCAACAGGGCCGTCAAATCTCGGTTCTTCAATTCAGGACGAAATAAACGAGGTTACGAATCAGCGACTTGATAATGTCAAATTCGTCCTGAACAAGCGGTATTTCGTCAAACGAAACAAGCAAGTCGATTTGCGCAGCTTGACGCGGAATACACCAAGCTCTGTCACGCTGATGACCGATCCTACGGAAGATGTAAAGGTCGTTGAGACTAACGACGTGACAGGATCAAGCTATCAAGAGCAGGATAGGCTCAATCTCGACTATGACGACGTGGCGGGGGTATTCTCCGGCGCTTCGGTTCAATCAAACCGCAAGCTGAACGAGACGGTTGGCGGCATGAATATCCTCACCAGTAATGCCAATCAAGTATCTTCGTATCAGCTAAAAACGTTTGTCGAAACGTGGGTAGAGCCGGTGTTACGGCAAGTCATGCTTCTCGAACAGCATTATGAGACAGACGATATTGTCCTTGGGTTATGCGGTAAGAAGGCGGGATTGTTTCAGAAGTTCGGCGTGGATACCGTCACCGACGAGATGCTTTCCGAGGAATTGACGCTGAATTGCAATGTCGGCATGGGCGCAACGAATCCGACCGAGAAGGTCAACACCCTGTCGCTGGGTATGGGAACGCTCAGAACGATCCTGTCTGATGGATTGTTAGAAAAGTATGGACTTGACCCCCAGGCACTCATCAAAGAAGTGCTTGGAGCCTTGGGCCATAAAGACGGCGGCAGGTTCTTCGATTTCAACCAGCAGGAAGACCCGCGTATGCAGTCTCTCATGCAGCAGATTGATCAACTGCAAAAGGCGCTTGATGCGAAACATCCGCCTGAAGTCATCGCGGCGCAGGTTGAGAAGATGAGGGAAGAGACAAAACAGATAGCAGCGAATCGCGTCAAACAGGGCGTGGAAGGTGAATATTCAGCAATTCAGACGGCGCAAGTCATCGCGGCGATGCCGCAGGTAGCTCCGATTGCCGATTCAATTTTGCAGACAGCAGGCTATACGCCGCCTAACCCGGTTGGCGTTGATCCGAATATCGCGTATCCAGAACAAGCGATTCCTCCGAAGGTAGATTTCCCTTCGAACGCTGACCCGCTCTCGCCGACCAGTCCATTTGAAGGGCAGGAGCAAGGAATAGAAACGCCAGAGCCAGACGGTGTGTTGCAATGAATAGTCCAATTATCGACCCAATTATTAAGGATTTGATGGAATCCGCCTCAACAGGCGAGGCCGTCAAAATGTTTCTTCAGTCTGAATTAGGCAGGAGTATTACTAATCGCGCCGTTCAGGAAATTGACGAGGCTATGGCGGAACTGGTTGATGCCAGTCCATTCAATACCGAATTGATAGATCGGATACAAAACAGGATAAAAATTCCGTCACGCGCTATATCTTGGCTGACAGACGCAATAGCCGAAGGCGATAACGCCATGACGCGCCTCAACGAAGAATCATAATCAACAGGTTTCCTGTTGTGACTTTTTTGCCGCGCAGGTGGCATTTTTAGGGAGATGTGCAAATGAAATTATCTGACGACAAAGCCACCCACCAGGGCGCTGAGGAACAGTTGGAAAATGACGAGAATAAACAAGAAGCAGTTTCGCAAGAAGAAGTCGAACAAACCACTGAAGAACCTATCAAGTCTGCCAGGGAAATAGCGATGGAAGCGATAGCTGCCCAACGAAGCATATCTCTTGCTAATGATGGAGTTGATATCTCAGACAAGAACGAGGTCAAAACTGACGAAAAAGACCTCCAGCTCGCTAATCAATTGGAGCAAGATGAGAAGCCAGTTTCAGCGCCAGAATCAATGCTCGTCAAGGTTAAGGTCGATGGCAATGAAGTAGAAATTCCATTGTCTGAAGTAGTTAAAAGTTATCAGAAGGACTCTGCTGCATCGAAACGACTTCAAGAAGCGACCCGGCTATTGCAGTATGCAGAACAACAAGCAGAACAGATTGCAAAAAATGCAAGCCTGCCGGATAACAATGCAGTTAATCAGCCGGATAACGAGCAAGACAAAGAGACTCGGAGAGGGAAGATTAAAGATGCGTTCTCAAAACTTTATGAGGGGGATGAGGACGGAGCAGTAGAGGCCATGTTGCAGATTGTTGGTGATCAGGGCGTTAAACAAACTACCCAAATCCAACAACCAATTGACACGGCAGCAATAGCAGCACAAGTAAGGCAGCAACTCGATGTTGAGAGCGCATACAAAGAGACTCGTCTGGACTATCCAGAACTTTTCTCCGATACAGAGCGTGGAATTATTTTAGGCAGAGAGACTGTGGAACGCATGGCGGCGAAAGAATCCGAAGGGATGACAAAAGCCGAAGCGTTACAGAAGTCAGCCGAAGAAGTCGCCGCGTTGTTTGGGGTTAAAAAGTCAGGCCGTCAAACGGAAGAGAAACAGAGTACCGCACGAGATACGAAGTTGGAGCGAAAAGCCAACCTGGATATTCCAAGGTCGGTAAACGTGGTGGCAGGAAATAAACAGTCTCCGGCAGAAGCCCCAAATGTCTCAAGCATTATCGCCGAAATGGCAAAGAGTCGATTGGGCCAAAGTCTGAGCGTGAATTGAATGCCGACAACTTTTGAGAAGTAACCATTGACAATATAGGAGGCCTATCATGGCTGGTCAATTATGGGTTACGAACTCTCTTGGCGGTTATATGTACTCCGATAACTTGTCCAAGGTGCTTCGTATGGCAGTACAACCCCTGGTCAAGTTCCGTCAGTTCGCTGACGTGAAAGATGCAGCGATTCAGGGAAAGAGCAAAGGGCAGGAATTCCATTGGAACGTCTACTCAGACGTTGCAGCTCAAGGCACGACCTTGGTGGAAACCAGCACCATGCCGGAAACAAATTTCACTATCACGCAAGGAACGATGACAGTTACTGAATACGGTAACTCGGTTCCGTACAACGAGAAGCTCGACGACCTTTCTGAGCAGCCCGTTAAGGAAGTCATCAGCAAAGTTCTGAAGAACGATGCGAAGAGGGCTTTTGATATCGGAGCGCATGCGCAGTTTAATGCAACTCCTTTGCGTGTTTATCCTACTGGCGGAACTAGCACCACCGGCGTGACTCTGACGACTAACGGAACTGCGGGCGGCACTAACGCGGGCACGCAGATGACGAAAGAGCACGTCAAGGCGATTGTCGACATCATGAAGGAACGTAACATTCCTCCATACGAGGCCGACGATTACTTTTCAGTCGCTCACCCGACAACCTTCAGAAAAGTGAAGAATGATCTTGAAACCGTACATCAGTACGTCGACAAGGGATTCCAAATGATCATCAACGGCGAAATTGGCCGTTATGAAGGGGTGCGATTCGTTGAACAAACGAACATCGCAAAAGCGGCATGGGGAGGCTCGGTTACAAATTGGGCATTCTTCTTTGGTGCGGATACGGTGGCTGAGGGCGTGGTTGTTCCTGAAGAAATGCGGGGGAAAATTCCAACTGACTATGGCCGTAGCCGTGGTGTAGCTTGGTACTACCTTGGCGGTTTCGGACTGGTGCAAACGCAAGCTGCGCAAGCTCGAATCGTCAAATGGGATTCAACCTAATCAGTAGTGTGTGAAATTGACTAGGGGGCTTCGGCCTCCTAGTTTTTATGGGGATTCATAATGGATAGCATCAACTACAAAGCTGGGGTGACTGGCCTTAACGGATCGCTAGGCGCTTCGTCAGACGATTCAATATCAACTGGATTCGATGATGTAACACCAAAAAGACTTGACCCATGGGCAATTGATTACGAACGCGAAGACGATAGCGGAGAGAACTACGTAGGCAGCAGATACGAATTCCGAAAGACTGGCGCTTGTGGACGGCCAAATGGAAACGAAAGATAAAAGGAGAAACGACATGGGTATGAATTTTCCTCGTCCTGATGGTAAGGGCATGGTGCAAGGCGATTCTGGCGCGATGCCTAATCGCGGAACCGGAACCGGATTCAATGGCGACACTTACGGCGCTGACACGTCTCAGGGCGCAATTAACAGTATGGGAAGCATCAAGTCGTCTACCAAATCTGATATGGCAGATGAAAAGCCGGGGTGCAACAATAAAGGAAACTGCTAATTATGCCACTAGACAGAAAGCGCGAATTTGGGCAGGTGTTTGACGAAACAAACGGGGCGGCATTTGAGCAGGACAATGTGCTTTTTGATTCATTAGGAAATGAAATTGCTCTGTTACAAACCCCGTCGCGAGGCCGCCCAAAAAAGTCAGTGGATCATTCTGCTGTAGATAATCAGTTGTCCGCTCAAGTATGACGTGGAACATTGACGATTCACAAGGCAATGAGGCAAGCAAAGTTCGGTGGGATATTGTCGAATATACACGCGGGCAAGGGCTTGATCTAGGATGCGGCCCTGATAAATGTTTCCCGCATTTCGTTGGCGTCGATAATCTAAAAGACACATCTCTGTTCGGTATCAAAATGAAGCCGGACAAAGTTGTTGAGACATGCGAGTTGCTTCCTGATTTTGATGATTCTAGTCAGGATTTTGTCTTCTCGTCTCATCTTTTAGAGCACATCGAAGATTACGCTAGCGCATTAAAAGAATGGTGGCGCGTAATAAAGCCCGGCGGCCATCTTGTGCTTTATCTTCCTCATAAGGACTTATATCCAAGATGCGGAACGCATGGAGCAAATCCAGACCACAAACACGATTTTGATCCAAGCGATATCAAAGAAGTAATGCGCGGGCTTGGTGGATGGGCTTTGCTGGTTAATGAGGTCCGTAGCGCTGGGAACGAATATTCATTTCTGCAAGTGTGGAAAAAACGGGCAGATCATATTCAATCAAACGATTGGATTAAAACTCCAGGAAAGAAACAAAAACGAGCTTGCGTGTGTCGGTTCGGTGGATTTGGCGACATGATTCAAGCATCAGGGGTCTTCCCGGCGCTCAAAGCAGATGGCTTTCATGTGACAGTGATGACAACGCCGCGCGGCATGTCAGTAATTGAGCACGACCCGCATATAGACGCATTCTTCATCCAGGATGAAAACCAAGTTCCTAATCATTTGCTGACAGAATTTTGGGATTATCAGGCGACAAAGTTTGACCGATTCATCAATCTTTCAGAATCGATCGAAGGAACTCTTCTGTCAATTCCTGGCCGAGCTAATCACGTATGGCCCGATTCAATGCGCCACCGGATCATGAATCAGAATTACCACGAATTTACTGCGGAAATTGCTGAGGTCAAATTCTCGCCAGATGGTCGGTTCTATCCAACACAAGAAGAGATTGACAAAGCAGAATCGCTTGTCGATTCGTCAAAATACAGTGTGATGTATGCGTTATCAGGGTCAAGTCAACATAAGTTCTATGCAGGGCAAGATGCCGTAATAGCAAGACTGTTGCTTGATATTCCAGAGATAACGATCTTTCTCGCCGGTGATGAAGCTTGCAAAATACTTGAAGTAGGATGGGAAAAAGAATCAAGAGTCATTTGTCTGTCTGGTGAGCAAACAATAAGGGAAACGCTCGCGCTAGCACAAAAGGTTAATTGTGTCGTCGGGCCTGAAACCGGGATTCTCAATGCCGTTGGGTTCGATCCAGATATAGCGAAAGTATGCCTTTTGTCTCACTCATCTATTGAGAATCTTACAAAACACTGGATTAATTCTTATCCAATTGAGCCGGTAGGAATGTCTTGTTATCCATGTCATCGAATGCATTATGGAATGAAATATTGCCGCGAAGACAAGGAAACAGGAACGGCAATGTGCCAAGTAAGCATCAAGCCCAGTCGGGTAACTGATGCAGTCATGTGTTCATACGAACGCTGGAAGGAGTCTGTCAATGAACAACTTGGGTGAAATTATCGACGAGTATCGCAGACAGACAAGAGACGCCACCGCGCCATATTTGATAAGCAATGATGAAGCAATATCAAATTTTAATGAGGCTCAAAGAGAAGCGTTTAGGCGAGCCAGATTATGTGTTGATTCAACGACGCCAAGCATTACAAAGGTCAGCGTTAATGCTGGGGATTCAATAGTCAGTATCGATCCAAGAATTCTTTCTATCCGCAGAGCGAGGCTCGAATCACGGTCGTGTCCGCTTAAAAAACGAATCGTGCGGGAGATGGATGAGTTATCGCCTGGCTGGGACTCTCAAACAAGTATGTCGATACCGAATTCTATCGTTGTTGATTACAAAACAGACGCGCTTTTTTTGTATCCAACGCCAATCAATGATGATGTGTTGTTGTTGACAGTAACAAGAGAACCATTATGTGACGTTGAGGAAGATGGTGATATCCCGGAGATTAACGCCAGATATCATAAATCATGTATCGAGTGGATGAAATATAGAGCTTATTCAGATGAAGACACTGATTTGTTCGACGAGAAAAAAGCAGCGATTGCTTTGTCAAGATTTGAAAACGAATTTGGTCCTTCAATTAGTGCTGTGAATGAGCGTTTCGAATTTGAACATTACGACGATATAGGCGAGCGTTAAATGCAAGCCTAGCATTACACAATATCTCATCTCGCCGTGATGGCGACATGATCCCCTAGCTGGAGTTATTCGTGTCTGCTGATAACAAAATCCCGATTAATAATTTCCAACTCGTTGAAGGGCATAGTTATTCAACAACGATTCGTTGCGGCACCGATCCGATCATTCGCAAAGCAATTCAAAGCATTACATTTCCGGATGGCACGCCAATCATCGAATGCACTGGTCATGGCTTGTTGGATGGCTGGACTATCTCAGTAACGGCGGCAAAAGGATTTACCGACCTGAACGCAGAATATAAGAACAAGGTCAAACCATCAGAGCAATACCCGGCAACTGTTCTTGATGCCAATACCATTGAGCTGAATACGTACAATGCCGCTGGCGGCAAGGCGCACACGCCAAATACCGGCGTCATCCAATACAACACCCCGCTTGACCTGACTGGCCGCACTCATCGGATGCGCGTTCGAGACAGGGAAGGAGGGAAGTTGCTTGTCTGTACCTCCCCTGGAACGACGGGCAGCACCAAGCCAACAGGCGCAGGGCAGGATGGCTCTGTGGTATGGGTCGCAGGCGTCCCGGCTGTTGACGAGAAGGTTTGGGTCGCCGGAATGACAGTCAGCCAAGGCGACACGATTGATTTGTCTGTGTTGGCGTCTAGCGATTCGGCTGATGCGCCTTATGACGTGCTGACGATTGTGGAAGACACGGCGCTGCAAACACTGACCGTTACGTTCCCTGTTGCTGCAACAGTGTTGCTTGCTGGAAAGACCGGCTATCACGACATCGAATCGACATTGATCGCTACGGGCGAAGTGAGAGGACTAGTCAAAGGAACGGTTCGGGTGGAAAAAGAATGATTGAACAGACCGTTATAAACGCTGGTATTGCGGGCTTATTGGCTGCGCTGTCTTTTATCTTAAAGGTGATTTGGGACGGACTGCGAGAGTTACAAAAGGCCGATATTGAGCAGTTGGCACAAATATCTAATCTCCGTATTTTGATGGCGGATTCATACATCAGGAAGGAAGATTTTGAGCGGATGACAAATGCGCTTTTCAATAAATTAGACAAGATTGAAGGCAAGCTGGACGGCAAGGTCGACAGGGAAAAATAGTGAAACTATTGCCAGAGTGGAAGTTGATCCTAAAGAAAGCGTGGTCGATACGGCTGCTGGTTGTTGCTGGCCTGTTATCCGGGGTCGAAGTCGCCTTGCCGTTTCTGGTTGATAGCTTCCCGCGCGGGTTGTTTGCTGTTCTTTCGCTGGCATTCACGGCGTCGGCATTTGTCGCTCGCCTGGTTGCGCAGCAGAGTATTCAGCATGAGTGACGTTCGCGCCTTCAACTTTCTGAGCTGGCTGACTGCGCTTGTCGTCTTGCTGTATATAGGCACGGCGATTGTGGCTTTCTCGAAGGACGGCTCAACGATGACTTGGCAGGACTTCTCCGGGGCGGTCGGGCCAATGGCTGGGCTGCTGCTGGGGTATTGGGTCAGGGGTGAGCAATGACGCCTAAACAGCGCTTGTCGGCAGCAGTGGCGATTGCTACCGCGATTGCTATCCCGGCCGAAGGCTTGCGCCAGTACGCCTATTACGATCCTCCTGGGATTTTGACCGTGTGCTACGGACATACCGGAGACGTTGCAAAAGGCCGCAAGTATTCGATTGCTGAGTGCGAACAGTATTTGACCGATGACATGCACGAGGCTGTTGCCATGGTAGATCAGTGTGCGCCGGAACTGCCGACAGAAGTTCTTGCTGCATTCGCTGACGCGGTATTCAATCTTGGCCCGACGATTGCATGCAACACAGATAAATCAACGGCGGCAAGATTACTTTCTCGCGGCGATTTGGTGGGCGCATGTAATCAGTTGCCGCGCTGGAACAAGGCGCGAGTAATGGGGGCGATGGTTCCATTGCCGGGATTGACGAAACGCCGCGCGGCAGAGCGCGATTTATGTTTGCAGGGGGCCGTATGACGATGTTTGCTCCGCCACCAATGGATGAGCTATCGCCGATAGAGTTTTACATCGTGCGTGAAGTGGATTACCCGGAGCGCAATGGACGCGCTGGCCGCACTCTCGGGCGGATGTACTTCGGCGCTAACACAGACGGCAAGATTTTTACCCGTGAGGACGAAGACATCAGGCTGGAAGAAGGGAATGTCAAACGCATGAGCGCAACGGCCATCCCGTTAGGCCGTTATGAATTGACGCTGTTCGACTCGCTCCTGTTCGGGGTTATTCCGGTTTTTAAGGATGTCCCCGGATTCGGCTACTGCGGAATCCACGCCAGAGGATGCAATGAGTCGCTGCTGGGCTGCATCGAAGTTGGCGATCATCGGACAATCGACGGGGTAACTGGAAGTGATGGTGTCATGTCGCTGATTCGCAGGACGATCAAACGCGCTCAGGCCGAGGGCCGCAAGGTGTATTGCACGATCACGCGGGAGCCGTACTGTGTCTGACGCAAATTTCTATTTCTGGCACGGAATTGAGTCGATTCTTGTGACGTACATGCAAACGTACTTTTTACTCATCGCGGCCCTGATTGTGACGGCGGTGATCCTCTATGAAAGTTCGAGGAAATAATCATGTTTTCATTGTTCATTGGCAGGTTTGGTAGCTACATCCTGATCGGAATCGTTGCACTGCTGGCGCTTGGCTTGGGCGTGCAGACACTTCGGCTCGGAAAGGCCAAGCTTGAGTTTTCAGAATATAAGGTTGCGCAGCAGGAGGAAATACAGCGCCAGATTGATCTCGCAAACAAGAAACGAAAGGAATCCGCAGATGAATATCGCAAAGTTAAAAAGCAACTCGAAGTATCTATCGCGTCTGGCGAAGTTCTCAAGCGCTGCATTGCTGCTGGCAAGTGCGGGGTGCAGCACTACGCCACCAGCAGTGACTCAAAGGGCATATCAGCCGCCACACGAGCTAATGCAGCCCGCGCCGTCGCAATATCTGCTGGAAGAGAGCCAGCAGAGGAAGTAGTTGCGCCGGAAGTTGTCATTGACTGCGCGCGAACGACATTGCAGTTGAACATGCTGCAAACGGACATAGAGCGACAAGAAGGGTATGCCAGTGACTGACGAGAAAATTCTCAAGCTATTTGGCAAGCATTACGGGGTGCCGTTCTATCACCACGAATCGGTGCTGCGATTTGCTCGCCAATTACTGAAGAAGGCGGACAAGCAGCGGGGCAAGAATTGTGCGGAGACTCTCTAATTGTTGGCTAGCTGCAATGTGGTTTTGGGGGGTGGGCCATTTCCGGCAATACGTATGGGTCAGGCGTTCGCATTCGTTCAATGGATGGATTCCTCATTTCGGATGGGCAGGCCCGGCAGGGCTGCGGTATCTGCGGGTGATCGAATACGTGCCGCCGAAACGGGACTTATGGACGCCGAAGAACTGGCTATTTATGTTCGAGGGGAGTTACCGGGTATGGCACATGGAAGTAAAAGCGGTGGGGCGGTGGGCAACAAAGGAACAGGCTATGAGCGATTTCCGCCGGGGTGATCGATGAGTTATTTGAAAAATATCGGGATCGCGCTGGATCAACTGGCCGGAGTGATGTTTCTCGGGAATGCGCCGGACGAGACGATAAGCGCATGGGCCTATCGCACAAATAGGATTCGGTTAATCGGAGTCATCGACTTCATTTTCAGAGACAAGCATCACTGTTTTGACAGCTATCTGTCGGAGATGGTCCGGGCGCAATTGCCGGAAGAGTATCGAAAGTAATCAAACAAAAGGAGGGGTGAATGAGCAATGCAGTTAGCGGTAAAGGCGGTGAGGTTTCATTTACGGTAACGATAAAACCGCCGGGCGAAGAGCCAATGGAGTATCAGATGACAGGATTTACCGACTTGTCGGAAGAAGAATTCAATAATGCACTAAAGGAGAATGACAATGGCAGCAACTCACTCAACAGCGGCGCGTGATGCAGCAACGAATGCCGTTACGGCGCTTATCGGAACGTCCGGGAAACTCAAGTTCAGGTTAAGCGGAACGGTTGGCGCCCCTGGAACAGCGGTATCCACACTGACGTTTTCGGCAACCGCCTTCGGGGCGTCTTCTAGCGGGACAGCAACGGCTAACGCGATTACGTCGGACTCTTCAGCAACGGGCAATGCGTCACCGGTAGCTAACGCCACATTTGAGACATCAGGCGGAACGGTGGTCGTGCATTGCGCCGTCGGAACGTCCGGATCGGACATCAATATGCCTGCTGGATTGACCATTCCTGCAAGCTCAATTGTTGGCTGTACGTCGCTAACCTACACCGCACTGTCTGCATAAGGAAAACAGTCATGCTTACATCTGCTCAAGTTACGATACTTAGAAACGCCGCACTGGCCGATCCGGTGGCCGTCAATTACATCAACAACGCACAGGACCAATTGCTTGCGGACTGGTTGAACACGCCGCAGCCTGCCTTTATGGCCTGGCGCTCGACACTGACCACTGACCAGGCGCGAGCGGCGATCATGATTGGTATCTCGCAGCTTGACAACCTCACGGTTGGCAAAAGGGATTCTCTGCTTTGGGTATTCAGCGTCACCACCTACCCGGTAGACATGACCGTGACGACCGCCATTGATGCGCTTTGCGGAACACAAAATACCCTAAAGGGCGCATTGCAGGATGCGCTTCGCCGTCCAACAACGCTGGCCGAGAAGTTGCTGTCAAGCGGCACCGGAACTTATGCAAGCCCCGCCGTAATGACCTACGAGGGGCTATTCAGCGCGGCATCAGCCTCAAGTTTGAGGTAATTGACATGACACCAAGAGAGTTGCAAGCCGAGATTATGAGCGGGCCGAAAGCAGCAGAGTGCGCGCCCTATGTCAATGATGGCAGCGACCCGTCACGCAAAGCGACGGCTTATGCCGATGACCAAGCGATAGCCGCAATTCTGAGCGAGGGTCGCGTCAAGATTGCGAGTAAGGAAATTGGTGATGGGGCCGTAGCAAATGCCCTTGGCTACCCGGACGGCCCCGTCTTTCTCTACTACCTCGCACAGGCGGCAAGCGCGCCGGCAGACCAGACACCCCAATCGATTGCTGCGTGTGCTATGGCAGCGCAGGCGTGGCGTTCGCTGCGCAAGGCATCGCTCGATGTGGGTAATTTATCGGTGCGTGCTGCGATTGACATGATGGTCGGAACGCTGCTGACCGCAGAGCAAGCCGTTGCTGTCAAAGCATTAGCGGAACAGCCCGACACGGTTTCAGCCGCAGATGTATCCCGTGCAATGCGCGGACCATGGGGAGATGAATAATGGCTGCGACAAATCCTGACGTACAAGTCACATGGTCTTCCGCGAGTTCAGTCACCCTATCATCTACGGCCAGAGTCGATTCCGATGCGCTTACGCTAAATGCAGCGGATGGCCCTGCATCGGTGCAAATCAGCGCCGATAATTCAGGGACACCATCTGCCGGTGACGTGTTGAACGTGTATGCGAAATACACGAACGGTGACATCCTTGGAGACTCAGGCGACGACTACGACACGAACAAAGGGGCTACATTTCTAGGCCAGCTCGACACGTACAGCACGAACGGTGAAGACCCTATCCGCAGGACGTATGACCTACGCTCGTTTGGCAAAAAGGGAGTCAAGATTAGCGTCGATGCCCCGCAAGGTGGAGTTGGGGGCCGTAATATCGTCGTGCGGGCAAGGATCGTCACGAACAGGCAGCAGTAATGCCGTACCTGATTCAGCGGAGAGTTCGGAACAGGCAGCCTCAACAGGCTGTCCGCGTAAAGAGTGAGTTTTATGGGACTAGGGCGTGGCTTCCGGGGCTTCTGGAAGCGTCAAGACAGTCAGATGGCATACTACCTAATAACGCAATATCGCAACTCGGAGTATCGGGAAAACTAACTCATGCTGTTGCAGAGAGGTTCCAACTAGATAGTTCTGCCGGATTTATACCAACTGCGGGCGGCTACACGCTGGCTTTGCATTTTGTTTATGGGGGCGCTTTAGGCTCCGGGCAGGGGGTTGGTCCGAGAGTAGTTGGAGGCTCTTTGAGTCTGCGAGCAACGCCTTATCTCGGCAGTAGCGGCATCGTGAGTTGGGATTACGGTGGAGCAACCGAAGGGGTATCAAGATGCTCGGCGGCCCTTCCAACATCTGATGGCACTATTGCTGCTTACGTATTCACCACCGGCCCTAGGGGGATGGAGATATGGAGTAATGGAAATAAAGCAGCCTCGAACGCTGCTAATCCTACAAGAAGCGATACATCAGCCTATATATATGCAGTTGGTGATATGTACGGGGGGGACTCTGGCTCGGAGTCGTTCGCCCTTGTTGCATCGATACCCTATCAAGTCAGCGAGGATGTAGCACAGGCGCTCTCTGCAAACCCCTGGCAAATCTTCGAGGACGAGGAAGATTACATTTGGGTGCCGGATGTTGGGGGTGGATACACAGCAACAGGCGCAGTTCCCGGTTCTGGCTCCATTGTTACAGGCGCGGCAACAAAAACACAAGTCTATTCAGGCTCAGGCGCAGTAGCAGGGACGGGGGCAACTGTCACCGGCGCGGCAACCAGATCATTCGATAGCACTGGCACGATCGCCGGAACAGGCGCTATTGTCACCGGCTCAGCAACCAATACGCAGCCAAGCATCACCAGTACCGGCGCAGTCGCAGGTCAAGGCGCGATTGTTTCCGGTGCGGCGACAAGGCAATTTTCATCAACTGGCACAGTCGCCGGGCAGGGAGCGACCGTAACCGGTGCGGCAACAAAGACTCAGGTTTATTCCAGTACTGGCGCTGTTGTCGGTGGCGGTGCTGTCGTCGCAGGAACGGCAACAAATACGCCCCTCGGAATAAGCGCCTACGGCGATGTGGCTGGGCAAGGCTCAATTGTCTCTGGCGTAGCAACGCGAACATTTTCATCGACCGGCGCAGTTGTAGGAGCTGTGGCAACGGTCGCTGGCACGGCAACGCGAGCATTTACTGCGACCGGCGCAATCGCTGGTTATACCGCCGTTATCACTGGAGCGGCCACCAACACCCCGCTTGGCATAAATGGATACGGCAGCGTCTCCGGGCAAGGGGCATCCGTCTCGGGCACAGCAACTGTAACAGCCGTTTTCACCGCCACGGGCGCAGTCGTTGGCTCTGACGCAACGATAACTGGTTCCGCGACAAATGTCCGTGTCGTCACATCTTCAGGGGCTATATCCGGGCAAGGCGCGACGGTTGCCGGGTCGGCGACAGTCTCCGGCATTACGGTTTGGCCGCTCGCCTCGGATGTGCGGCGCGGAGTTTCTTACGGCCCGACAGGCAACGACTACACCGGCACGCTATCCGTAGGAACCGGGTCAGGCGGCGGCATGAACGTGACTCTGAGCGAGCCAAGATTAAGCGTAGTCAGCAGGGATAATTCTGTCTATGTGATTCATGAAACACAACGAAAGATTTTTAGTTGAGAAAGAGGTAAGACAATGGCAAATGCAATGTACGGAAAAGGCAAAGAGCACATCTTGAACGGTGATATTGATTTCGATACGAATGTTCTCAAAGCGATATTGCTTTCAAGCTCATACACCCCGTCACTATCCACGCACGAATTTCTTACAGACGTTTCTGCCTATCGGCTAAACACCGATCAGACATTGACTGGCGTCACTAAAACTCTTGGGGTGTTTGATGCCAATGATCCGACATGGACGGCGGTTGCGTCTGGGTCAACGGCGTCGTATGTCGCTATCTACAAAGACACTGGAACGCCGTCGACCAGTCTGTTGATTGCCCTCTTCGACACGATCACAAACTTCCCGGTATCCACTATAGGGAGTGACATAACCGTAAGGTGGGATAACGGCGCGTCTAAAATCATCGCGCTCTAAGGATAGATCATGGCGCACAGAATCTATGACCTTGTTGCAGAGACGGCGACGACTACCGGAACGGGAGCATTTACTGTTCTCGGAGCAAGAACGGGGAGCCGTGCGTTTTCATCGGTCATGTCCGTGGGCGATACGTGCGACTACACCATTCGCGCCGTCGATAGTTTCATGCAGCCGACCGG